AACAGGTCTTATAATTCTTATCAATAATGGTGTTGCAGCAGAAACTGCTGTAGCCACAACTGCAAGTGCGGTCACAGTTGCTGCCTGGTTTACTGGTGGTAGATATTTTTCCAATACTGTAGTGGGTTCATATAATGTCTCACAGATTTTCTTATTAGGGTTGGCAGGATCAGGAACTAATTGATGACCAACCGCCCTCTCTTCACCATTCTGTGTAGTATCACCAACTCTTAAATTACCAGGACCTGGACATTTAGGATCTTTGTAATCATCTTTTGGTATTGCATCGGTTTCAAATTCTGGTGGATTTGGTGGTGGTTCAACTGGGGGTGGTGGTGTTTCTTGTGTAATTAATAACTGCTCTGGTGTATATTCCATCGCTTCATATGATGGATATTCACCGTGAGGACACAAAGTTGTAGTTCCTTTTGGATCTTGATTAACTAAATCCTTATCAAAAGGTAATCCTGTAATCTTATCCTGATTATCCTTGTGCATCTTGACACAACCAGGTATTTCCACAATCGGAAATCCTATGTTAGTTGTAATTGGTGGATGATTACTAGGAATATTAGGTATACTATTCAACCATTGTTGATTACTTACAACATTAGGTATAGTAATATTTGGTACTTCAATTTCATTTATTGGGGACATATACACCACCAGATTCTTTAGGCATTACAAACTTAATTTGATTATAAACCTCTTCGATTATAGCTTCTTTCAACCACTTTCGATTCTCATCAACTCTTTTATCATACCTGTTTATATTGTATAATAAAGCAGTAAAAATAAAAAGGTTGATACCTACAGATATACCAACACCAATTTTAAATAACAAAGATTTCATTTTTTAGTTACATTTTCAATAAGATACTTTTGATTTTCTCCTGCTTTTTCCATTGAATATAATGCAAATGATTTAGTCATTGCTAGTGCTAATAGATGATGAATATGTTTTCCATCTTCATCAGTTAGTTCATTACCCATAGTTGCAACGACTCCTACAACTAATCCGAGTTCTACTAAAACAACAAGAAAAATAAGTTTCATTGCCCATTTTCCTGTCTCAAAAAATCTTTTGATTTGGTCTCCAATAAATTTTTTCACAGTAGTATAGCTCCTATGATAAATCCTTTTGCAAATGTAATACAAAGCATTTGATAATCAGTCAAGTTAAACTTGTTCTGAATCCATTTTGTTTTTTTCTTATCCCACTCTTTCAAATGATATAAACGATGAACAATTGGATTCATCTTTTCGTGATCGTTGCAAGACATTTTTTTAACCCTCGTTTAGTGTACCGAATGACCTACGAATCTCTCGTAGTTCCTCGAAGTTCTTTTGTTTTGTACCTCCATCATATTCCCAAGCATATCCCTCTTCGATCATTTTTTCGTTGAGCGATAGTTCATCATCACCAATGTATAACCAACCAAGCAAGCGACCATACTTACCCATCCCACCTTTAAGTTCAGTTCGTATAGTGAGTTCATCATCTCCATCGATTGCATCCTCCAAATTTTTTTTCATCCAGTTTGTAGCATCTAATCCTAATGCCTTTTCTTCTAAATCTCTTGTTCTTTTCTCAGGAGTATCAACTCCTGCAACTCTGACTCTTTCTTTTTTGTAAAGGTCAAATCCTAAGTCGATTGTTACATCAATAGTGTCTCCATCGACTACTCTATTGATCTCCGTTACTCGGAAGTTGTAACAACTCTTCCGACTCGGTGGAACCATTGCTCCCATAGTTAAATTCTGCAAGTGCACTATTTATAGCGTCACCTGGCTTGGTTGCTGTTTTTTCTATCTGACCCTTTCTCATATTTCTTTGAAACATCATCTGCAAACTCTGAAAATGATATGGATTTGTTATATCAATCTCTCCCTTCGCTTCTTCTCTTGGTAACAAAATTAAATCTCTTTCATCAGGACAATATGTAGGTTTACCATCCAGACGAGGACTACAAGCGTGTGCAGGTGGGTCTGTCACTGGTGCTGTGCATCCAACTAATATGAGTGGTATTGCCAAATATTTAATCATTCGGGAACAGGTAATCATATCTCATTATATAGTATATTATAATTGTAACAGCAATTAATAAAATTGCAACCATTATAACAACCGACCAAGTAACCGTTTGAGCTGCCATAACTTAATCCTCCACCATTTACGTTTACGTTTGTCTGGTAATATCTCTTTGAACCGATGCATCAAATACCTTGGTCTCTATATCGAGAGTAAAACTCTTTCAATGATGATTGACATTGACCTTTGTTTTCAGTATCTGGGTCTTCATATCCTTTAATTCTTTTCCATTCATTATGCAATGCACCTAATAACCACGCTTGAGATAAACTATGAGGTCCGTTTTCTAATAGTTCAAGGTGACGTTTGTTATTACAAAAATTTTTTGCGTAGTCTTCTCTCCAATTTGTATCGTCGTATGTTTTTTCCATTAAAGTCCTTCGCTCCAAAAGTTATCGATTGGTGATTGCATATTTCTTGACATCACAAATAATCCAATATTTGTAAAAAACCAAAATATATTTATTATCCAAGTATTTCGCCAAAGATATTTTCGATTATACTCTACAATGTAAATATCTCTTTCATTACCACCTTTTCTAACTATCTGCTCCAATCCTAGTGCAACCACAAAACCGATTGCGTAGATATAAAAGATAAAATTAAGAAAGCTAGATGTGAGTAATAAAAGAGAAATCATTTAATTGTTACAGGTGTAATATTTATTATATCACTAAACCATCGACATTGCTAGTTGCAATTCTCTTGCGTGTTTGAGTTCGTCCTCTGCTATCTCTGCAATCTTCGTATCCTCTGGATGATATGCAGAATATTTTACATAAGTTTCATATGCGTGTTTTTCAATCTTCATATTGATATCATACGCATCTATTGGACTAGCGAAATAATAAGCAACCATAATCCAATAGTAAAGAAGAACCAAGTGTTTAGCGAAGAATCTATCGATCCAGTGCTCATTGCCTCCACGAGTTTCCATCTCCTCCAAGTGTTCTGTTTCATTTAATGCCTGATAGAAATGTTCCTTCATTAAGTATATATGGTCTTCTCCTCGTAGTCCAAGTGACTCACGAAAGTGAAGTACACTTATGAATGAGAAGTATGGTGCTCTTGCAATTACTTCAAGAACCCAGAATCTTTGAAAGTCTCTACCACGATAGAGAAAATCAATGATGTATATTGTGGTATCTAATACCCAAGTGTTAAATTGTTTCATACCCAAGCGTAATTAATTGATGTGTAAACTGCTATACAGATGAATCCAAATAAGATAGTTGTTGATTTGATAGGTAGATTTTTCATTTGACCTCCTTGATTGAGTCCAATGAAAAAGGATGTTCGTGTAGATACGGAACATCCTCTCTTGCGTGTTTTACTGCTTCAAATGCGTCTTCCGCATATTCACCAATTTCATGGTGTTCATTTTTTTGGTCGTGCCAACTTAATGTGTAGTGGGACATGATAGTTTCAACTCCAGTACATTATTATTTAGTATATCATACTAGGTATAAATACGCATTTATGTGTGGACTCCCACACCTATCACACTCTTTTTCTTTTTATTTTAACAATCGAAATACCTGCTATTAATCCTACAACTAATCCTAGAGATGCTACTGCAATTGTAGTGCTGAATACTAATTCAACTGGAATGAAAGGTTGTGCTTCCCAAGTGCCTGGCAATGTATATACTGATGGGTTTGATCCAAAAATCATTTTTCTTTTCTTTTCTCTATGTATATTCTAGCAGAAAATTTTAGATTGGCAACTTAACAATTCTTATTTAAGTCCTCTGCCATACCACCACCTATTTCTGCACCTTGATTACCACTAAACATAGTTACCCAACCAGCAGCAACCCAACCAATAATGGGAATATTAGCGACGCTAGGAGCAACACTGGCACCAACACTTGAACCAACGAGCCTTCCTGTTTGCTCTGCTCCTCCGATTGCTTTGATACAGGCTTCTGATTTTTTATCTCCTTCTGTAACTGTAATTGGTTTGTTGTGAACTGCACCGTCCATCGTGTACTGTTCCACGACTTTAACTTTGTTGTTAGCCAACCCAAGAAACCCACCTTTAGTATTGCTATCCCTTTCCACACGCATTACTTTTGGATCGTTTGCTTTGTAACTAATTCTATATCCATCTCTTCCAACTTCTGCTTCGTATGATGTATAAGGACCAACTGGTAAATTAATACTTGGTAATTTACTTTGACGATTTGATAAAGAACCTATCATACCAATGTGAGATAAACCAATGAGTCCACCTAATCCCAAGGCGAACCATCTACCCCATTTC